AGCCTTGGCACGACGAAATATCGCGCTACCAAGAAGAATATAAGAAGTGGACAGAGCGTGGCGAGAAGATTGTCAAGCGCTACCGCGACGAGCGTAAGGACGCAGAGCAAGCGGACGCACGATTTAACATTCTTTGGTCTAACGTACAGACGCTAAAACCGGCAATTTACGCAAAACCGCCCAATCCTGACATTTCAAGACGTTTTGACGATAAAAATGACGCCGGCAGAGTAGCGGCGATGATTTTAGAGCGCGTTCTTGACTTTGAAATTAAAGAATACCCTGATTTTCACGATACGCTGTCTTGCGTGGTGGACGATAGGTTGCTTCCAGGCAGAGGCGTGGCATGGCTACGCTATGAGCCTAAAATTGAGGAATTTGAACCGTCAATTACCAATTATGCGGAGATAGGCGGGGAAGAATATTCACCTGAGCGCACGTTGGATGAAGAAAACGGGCTTGCAGAAACAGAAACGTATGAACGTGTTGTGTCTGAAACGACACCGGTGGACTATGTCTATTGGCAGGACTTTGCGCATTTACCTGCGCGGACGTGGGACGAGGTGACGTGGGTAGCACGACGCGTCTATATGACCTTAGACGAAGGGGTAGACCGCTTTGGCGACATCTTTGAGAAAGTCCCGTTAACTAACACGTCAAACCGTAAAGACGGCGACAAAGAAACTACTAAAGCCGATAAAAAAGCGGAAATCTGGGAAATCTGGTCAAAAGCAGAAAAATGCGTCTATTGGATAGCGGAGCAGTACGATGTCATTTTAGACCACAGAGATGACCCGCTAGAGCTTTCAAACTTCTTCCCCTGCCCTAAGCCTTACTTTGCCACTACATCGACAGGGACGCTGATTCCTGTAGCAGATTTCCTACTCTATCAAGACCAAGCAGACGAGATTGACGAGCTAACAGGTCGAATCAAGCATTTGACCAAAGCACTCAAAGTCATGGGTATCTATGCGGCGGACGAGCCTGCGATTGAACGCTTGATGAAAGAAGGTAATGATGGGGTGCTTGTTCCTGTCAAAAACTGGGCGGCGTTTGTTGAAAAAGGCGGACTGCAAGGCGCTGTGCAATTTATGCCTCTTGGCGACGTTGCGTCTGCACTGCAACAGCTATATCAAGCGCGTGAGTCATGTAAACAAATCATTTACGAAACAACTGGCCTGTCCGACATCATGCGTGGCGCGTCGGTAGCGAGTGAAACCGCGACAGCACAGCAAATTAAGAGTCAGTTTGCGTCACTACGTCTTGGCAACATGAAAGACGGGCTGTATCGCTTTGCGCGTGAAATTCTACGCATGAAGTCAGAGATTATTTGCTCGAAATACCAACCACAGACCTTAGTTGAAGTATCAGGCATTATGAACACGCCTGACGCGCAATTTGCGCAAGAGGCGATTCAACTGCTTAAAAATGAGCCTGCTAGGGTTTTCAATATTGATATTGAAACAGACACGCTAGTTGAGCTTGATAAGCAGACTGAAAAGCAAAACCGCATGGAATTTTTGACAGCGGTAAGCGGCTTTATTAAAGACGGCATTGGCGCGGTTAAAGAAGACCCTGCAATGGCGCCGTTAGTTGGAGAGCTATTGCTTTATGGCGTTCGTGGGTTTAAAGCGGGCAGAGAACTTGAAGGTGTCCTTGAGCAGTTTGTTGACCAAGCGACCAAAAAAGCAGCAGGACCGCAACCACCAAGCAAAGACGAACAACGTACACAAGCAGAAGCGCAGATTGCCCAAATGAAGATGCAAGCACAACAGCAATCAGAGCAGGCGACAATGCAACTTGAACAAGTTAAACTTCAGGCTAGCAATCAGCTTGAACAAGCTAAACTTGAGTTTGATAAATGGAAAACACAGCTTGATAACGACACTAGAATTGCCATTGCACAAATTCAGGCTCAAAATAGCATGAAACAGCACGTCTTAACGCTTAATGCAAATAAAGACCCTGATGCAATGACAGAACTTGATGAAACGGGAACACCGCAAGTTAGTCAATTACTGTCAAGCTCACTAGGCAATGTTATCGACAGTGTTAACATGAATATGACGCAAATGATGACAATGGCAAACCAGCAAAACCAAGCATTGCTCGACAGAATGTCTGAAATGCACAACCAAGTAACTCGTCCAAAACAAGTTGTTCGGGACGCTAATGGCAAAATTATAGGAGTCAAATAAATGGCAGTTTCACTTAATACTACTTTGCGCAATACACGCGCGGACGCAATCACCACTTTTGCCGGCAACGGCGCAAAACTTAGAATTTATACTTCTGGCGCGGTCCAATTAGTGGAGTGCGTTTGCGGTACACCGTTTGCTGGCGCGGCGTCTAGCGGCGTACTTACGTTAAGCGCAATTACCGCCGGCACAGCAGGCGCAACAGGCACAGCGGCTAACGCAAGCATCTATAAATCGGACGGCACTACGTTGGTGGTGTCGGGCTTAACAGTTGGCACGTCCGCTAGCAATATTAATTTATCAAGTACGTCTGTCACAACTGGCGACAGCGTGGCTATATCTTCTGCAACGATTACGGAAGGTAACGCGTAATGGCATTATGGGACGCTGGAATATGGGACACCGCTAAATGGTCTACCATTGAAGCGTCGGCGTCCCTAACGCTTGATAACATCACGTTTGCTAGTACGGGAACGCTAAAGCATAACGGCACGTTAGCCGTTACGTTAGCTGACATCACGTTTGCTAGTACGGGAACGCTAAAGCATAACGGCACGTTAGCCGTTACGTTAGCTGACATCACGTTTGCGGCTACAGGCTATGAAATTCAGACAGGCACGTTAGCCATTACGCTTGATGACATCACGTTTGCTAGTACGGGAACGCTAAAGCATAACGGCACGTTAGCCGTTACGTTAGCTGACATCACGTTTGCGGCTGTGGGCGGTAAGGTTAACAGCGGTACGCTAGCGCTTACGTTAGAGGATTTTACTTTTGTAGCGGCAGGGAATGAAGTTCAATCAGGGCCGTTAGAGCTTATATTAGCTGATATTACTTTTGAAGCCACAGGCTCAGAAACACCTCCATTCTTGGTAGACCCTAGACGCGGCGGCTTAAAAGCTAAAAAGAAAGAATATAAAAACAACAGCGCTGACGTTAAGAAAGCCATTGAAGACGCTGTTGAAGCAGTGACCGGAGAACCTAAGCCAAAAGTTAAGGTTGCACCTAAAGTTGAAGAAGAACCCAACACCTTTGTCGAGGATTATGAAGCAATCCTCCGCATGGAAACTGAAAAGGCTGCACTAGAACTTGCTATCGCGCAAATGCTTGAAGACGAGCGTGATGACGAAGAAGCCATACTTTTATTATTATGATTGGAGATTAAAATGGGATTTGAAGTTATTTCAGCCGTTAGTAGCACTGGTATTCCAGTGGCTGCAAGAGCCGACGGTAATGTCGTAGGTATTAGCACTAACGGTACACGCGCCACATTTCGGTATGTTGCGCAAGACATTACACCTGTAGCAACGGCTACTGACGTGCTTGTGTTGACTGGCTCGGCAACAAAAGTTATCCGCGTAACAAAAGTGGAAGTTGTGGGAACGGCTACAACAGCGTCTATCTATGACCATTACATTGTTAAGCGCACCACCGCTAATACCGGAGGTACATCAACCAACGTAACCGCCGCGAAGTCAGATTCAGCCGACGATGCGCAAACAGCGGCATTAGCGCTATACACGGCAAATCCTTCAGCAGTAGGCACAGGCATTGCGATAGAAGCCCATAAAACATACTTATCAGCTAGCGCAACGCCGGGGGCGGCAGCACTGCCGTCATCCTATGAGTTTGGCGTTCGTAATGACAAAGCCATCGTTCTTAGAGGCACTTCAGAGTCTTTAGCGATTAACTTTAACGGGCAAGCCGTTCCAGCAGGCGCTAGTTTGTACCTGAGCTTTGAATGGACAGAGGACGCCGCGTAATGCCGCTGTATGAAGTCACTTGCAAGAAATGCGGAGCGTCGCAAGACATCTTCAGAAAGCTGGCGGATTACAATGATTTGCCGGAGTGTTGCGACACGATAATGACGCGGGTTATCTCTGCGTCTTTTGTACACGCCGAGTTTGCATCCTATAAGTCACAAATTGATGGTAGTATAATTTCTGATAGAGGACAGCATCGTAGGCATTTAAAGAACAATGGGTGTAGCGAAGTCGGTAACGAAGACATGACGCCCAAAGTAGACCATTTTGCGCAAAAGCGTAAAAAAGAAGCCTTGCGGCAAGAAATTTCCGCAAAACTAAATTAACTAAGGACATCACATGAGTGAAGAAACGACGGCTGAAGACTCAGTCGAAGAAGTTGCAGTAGAAGAAACTACACATGATATTATTGGCCGTGAGCTGGATAAACTTGATGAATCAGCCCCCGCGCAAGACCGCGAGGAAGCGCCACAAGAGGAAGTAAAAGCAACCCCTCCTGAACGCTCACCGTGGAAATCATGGAAAGCGGAAGCGGCAGCCGAATTAGAAAAGTTGCCAGAAACTGTACAGAAGCATATTATAGAGCGTGAAGAACAGTTCCATAGAGGGATAGAGCAATATAAATCGGCGGCTAACTTTGCTAAAACCATTGATAAGTCGATTGCTCCGTACAAAAATTATTTAGATGAAATGCAAGTCACGCCTGACGTTGCGTTTTTTAATCTTCTAAAAACAGAACATACGCTTCGTCGAGGGTCATACCAAGAAAAAGCGGAAATGCTAATGAAATTAGCGCATGATTATCAGATTGATATGAACCAGCTAGCCGGCTTGCCATACGACCCGA